CGCTTGGCGTGTTGACTTTGTGCACCACTGCGATGTCGAGCGGGGTGACGATGCCGACCGGCACCCCAGCATCATCGTACAGTTTTATGACGTACTGTATCGCCATGGTTATACTCGTACTACATTGAACAACCCAAATGCTACAGATTGACCTGCCAAAGACGTCTGCAAATTGATTTTTATAATGTCATCCGCAGCCAAGTAATGCAGTGCGGTTTGTGTAATCGTCTGCGTAGCAACGCCTGCGGCCGCTTGACGTGTAGAAGATACGTTGGTGCCGTTTACGTTGATTGTGACCAAACGATTGCCGGTGGTACCAGATGAGAATGCGCACGATCCTGTAATCAAATACATACCCGCACGCTTTACTGTCATAGTGTTGTTGATGTTGTCGGCAACGATGAGCCCTTCGCCGGATGATGTTGGGCTGCTAAAACTAGACAAATCATATGACGTGTTGGCCAGTGTCAGCGTAGCAATGCCGCCACTCATCGACGCATATGCTTGGTATGGCAACTGCGACGTCGTGCCAAACATTGCGTATGATGGCGTGATTGCGGTTATCACAGCGCCCGCCACGGTGATGGTGCCAAGTTGGACGTAGACTCGACCAGTGAGTTGTGCGCTCGTAGCGACTGCGAGTCGCACGCTGTACGTTCCAACGGTTGTGCCTGCTACGCTCCGAGACACCGTCAACGAGCCTGCAGTGCTGTTGACGAAGATGACCACGTTATACGTTGCGTTTGCCAACGTCGAAATCACAATGGCCGAAGAAGAAGTGTTCTCGTAGAAATAACCGCCGACGATTGCGGCGCCGTCTTGGATGGTCAGCGTACCAGTTCCGGTACCACTCATTGCAAAGTCGTTGCCGACCTGAAGCACGCCGTCGCTTAATGTCTTTGTCTCCATCGCAATCATGCGCGACGAATCATAGCCAGCGCCGACGTTACCATCTCCAAACGCTGCGCCGGTTCCCGTTGCAAAACCAATAGATTGCTCTGCCATTGCTTAGACTCCTTAAATACCGACGTATCGGACGTTGTAATACATGTAGACTGCAGAATTGGAGTCTGTTGAAGTTGCACTGAGGCTGATTGTTTGATATGCACCAAGAAACGAAGTTTCCGGATACAGTCCCCAGTTCACAATATCGCTGTCTATGCTTATCGCGGCAAACTTCGATACTCCAGCGCTGTCGGTTACGGTCTTTTGTCCGTAGCGCAAATCAATTGTCCACACTTCGCCGGCTGGTATTGTTTGCGTCAATGAGATTGCGTGACCTAGTCCGTCATTAATCACAAGGTCACTTAATGGCCCGTAACACTCCAATACCGGGTATGACACTGCGGTGCCGTAGTACGCCAACGAAACAATGTTATTGACCGATGCGGCACCGTACGGGACGCCGTACGGTTTCGGGTATGGCGTTGGTGTTCCGAATTGTATGTTGGTGAGTTGCAAAGGCTTCTGCGTTGGGTCGTACCATGTCGGATCGTCGGCTCGTAGTTGAATGACTGCGCGCACGTTGAATTCGTTTGGGGTTGTGTCCATCACTGCGCCGGCAACCTTGACATCGATGCACCGCACACCGCGCAAATCTATAACAAATGCGTCGGGATTAAGTGTGTGGCGCAATGTTGCAACGTCGTTACCCGGTCGAAACATTGCAGCGACTTTCTCGCGGTTGTTCATCATCTCGTCGTACGTCTCACCGGGAACAACGAGCGGCAAATTGATGACGCGAGGATTAAGCCGGTAGTCAATATCACTGTCGCCTTCTTGGAATGGGCCTCGCTGCGTAATACGTGTAATTGGAGCAATGCCCCAATTGACGGCTCCGGTGACGTACATTGTTGCGCCACTGTAGCCGCCATTCGCTACGTTGAATTCCCACACTGCGCTTCCGCGGTAGAATTCTAATTTCATTACGCATCTCCCATCGTCATCATCCAAGCGCGTGCGTCGTTAATCAAAGATGACTCGCTTTGTGTGTTTGCGTACGATGCGCTGAAAGTGAAGTTGTTTACCGTCTGCGCCGCCGACAATGCCGCCTGCTCGGATGCTCCAATCACCTCGGGTATGCCGTCTTTGATACCGCCTGCAATACCTTTCGACACGTTGATGCCTACCATGTCGTGCATAAGTTTCGACGGTGAATCGATACCGAAGAAGTCTTTGATGGCTTGGTACGCTGCTTTTGCTGCGGTCATCGCCGCATCTTTGATAAGTGATGCACCGCTGCTGATGCCGTCGGCAATGCCTTGCACCATATTCGTTCCTAATGCAAGCGCTTCGGGTATGATTTCATCGAAGAACGATGTGAGGTTTTTGTCGAGCGTAACGAAGAAGGCCCATAGGTCTTCGAGCGCTGTGCCGACCGTCTCTTTTAACGTCGTCCAAGCGCCTTGAAAGTCTCCAGTGACGACCTGAGACAATGCGGTAAGAATACCGGTCACCGCTGCCATCGTGATGGTCACCAATGAGAAGAACGTGTCGAGCACCGTCTGAATATACGGCCATGCAATGGTAAAAGCCTGACTCAGCAACGTCCATGCAATTGCCGCACCTTGAAACGCCAATACGAGCACGTCGCGCACCGTAGTGGCGAGCGCACCGAGCAACGTTTGCAGGCCCTCGAGGAACGCCATAACCGTAGGCGATCCGAGGTACTCGGCAATTGCAGTGCCTGCGCCAATCATCGCATTGACAAAGATAGTGCCGAAGGTTGTTGCCGCATCGGTCAACGGTTGCAAGAAGACTAGCACCTGTGCAAGGTAGCCGTTGAGTACTTCGAGGATTCCCGGCACCGCTGCGATGGCGTTGCGTATGGTGTCGAAGATACCCGCCGCGGTGCCTGATTCGTTCATTCCGTTGATGAAGTCAGCAATACCGATGACCACGTCCGCAAAGATTGGAACAAGCGTGTCGGACAAGAACGTACCGAACTGCATCATCAGCGGCATAAGTGCTTCACCGAGCGTCTGCTGTATGCCTGCCATTTTCTCTTGCAGTATGACTTGCTGGCCTGCGTAGGTGTTCACCGCCGCCTGTGCAGAGCCGCCGAACTGCGTGTTCAGTTCTTTCAACATGACTTCTTGTGCGCCTGCAACGTTGCCCGCTTCGACCATGGCTTTAATCATGGCTTCTTGCTCTGCGGTGAACTGTACGCCGCTTCGGCTTAGCGCCGCCAAGCCTGCGACGGGGTCGTTCAACGCTTTGCCGACTTGCATCGCTGCGCTGTCCAAATCCACACCAAGCGCTTGCGACATATCGAGGATTGCTTCGGTTGCGCCTGCGAACTGCAGGTCTTCGATGTTGGTGAACGTTGCTAGGACGTTTTGCGCACCGAGGATTGCATCATCAGAGAACAACGACACGCCAGCGGATGCGCTGAGGTTTGTTGCAAGGTTCGCCATCTCTTCCGCAGTGATGCCCGCCGCGCCACCGGTTGACTCGATGACCGCTTGCGTTTGCGCGAATACGCTGTTCCACTGCGAAGCCTCTTCGATGGAGCCGCTTACAAAGTCAGTGACTGCGCTGATTGCCTTGCCACCGAGTTGCGACGCCATCCCGATAAGGCCCTGACCGATTCCCTGCAATACCCCACTCATTACCGAGCCCATACCAGAGAACGACGAGCCCGCCTTACCAGCGTTTTTGCTGACATCGTCGAGCCCGTCGTTGACGGCCTTGGTGGTTTTGGTTGCATCGTCTTCGCTCTTAAAGCGAATCAGTACCGTCTCTTCGGCCATTACTTCTTATTCCTTCGCGCGCGTACCGTGCGTTCAACGTTCATCATGACTAAATCTTCTTGGATAACTCGCCAAGGGACCGCCTCAAGTTCCGTCGGTGTGCAGTGGTAAACGTCACGACACATAATCAGCCGTATGTATTCCATCGGCGCTTCTTCGCCCACCCAAAGGTGTGCACTGAGCGCCTTCTTTAGTTTCCCATTGATGGCGAGAGTGAACCGAGCACGGCTTTGACAATCTTTGGGAAGTGCTTCGCCGGGATATCCTCGAATTCGCCTTCGCTGACTTCTACGCACTTGCGCAGGATGGACACGGTAACGCTCAGGTCGTTTTGACTTGCCTGAAGTTTGATGAGATCGCCGATGGTCAACTTCGAATCGTCAACGGTGTATTCAATAGACATGTGGGGTGTCTCCTTTGTAGAAATTGTGTGGGGCTAAAAGTTGGCACGCGGTCACGCCCCACCATGACCGCACGCCCGAACTATGCGACGTCAGTGTACGTGATGGCCGGACAACGTACAGTGAAGGAAACCATGAGCGCATCAGCTGAGGATGCGTCAACGGCTGGGTAGTCAAACGATGTGATGTAGCCGGTTGCTGCGGTCTCGATCGTGTTGGCTCCCGAGCCCGCGCCACGTGGCACCCATTTGATTTGCACTGCGCTCTTCGCTGCGAAGGCACCCTGCGCAACCATGAACGGCTCCGTGGTGATGGTCTCGGTATACAAGATGTTCACCGTCACATCGACAGGCTCATACTTGCCCAACAAAATGATTGCGCCGCTCCCGTCGAGCGTGTAGGTGTCGGAGTTCATCACCGTTGCGGTTGCGGCGTCGACGCTCTGCGTGGCTCCGCTGATGTCAACGTACGACCCTGCGCCGACTTTGATGCTTACGGTTGAAGCAACGCCGTTGACTGCGGCTGTGGTTTGTGCCATGGTCTACACTCCTATTGGTTAATCTCACGGAATACAAGGGTCGCCACAACGGCGTCATAGTTACGGCCCGAAGCCGCTGGGAATTCTAAAACCTGCGCACGGCATCGAAGGTCAACAACTGCCCACGATGGCGCCGTCAATGTTTTGACTGCGTCGTGATACGCAGCCAAGTACGATTCGACGTTTGGCGCAACGTCGGACAAACCAAGCCCCATCCCCGCTGAGCGAAGTAATGCAAGGTCGGTTATCGTCCACTCAGCCATCATCACATGTCCAGAACCGCCCAGCGTCTTGGTTTGCACCCGTGCGGAACTCATGCCGATGGCGCTGATGATACGCATGGGAATGTCCGCAATTTCTGCGGAGTCTTTCAGCGATGACCCGCGGTATACCGTGGTCACACCGCTGACACTCATGGCCTCGACCGCGTCAAGGATGCTGTCGAGTTGTGACATTACGAGTGCCTCACGTATTTCTTGATGATGGTTGATACATCGGTCGGAAACCGTGCGGGAGCCATAAGCACGCCGTCTGCGCTGATGATGTTGCGGTCTGTATCCGGGCCGCCTTCGCGTCTTCGGTACAGATATGCCCCGAGCATCAACGTGGCGCTTACGATGTCCGCTGGTGGCGTTGTAGAGTATGCAAAGCGACCGACGACCGAGATGGAGTATTCCGGCGTACCGGTGAATGTCCACTCAATGTTGGCGCTGTCTTTGAGTCGGATTGCGTACCATGGCTTTACGTTGATATCGATGGTCACGACGTCCGACAGTGAAACTGCGGTGCCGTTGCCGTTGGTAATCGACGTCAATGCACAGAGGTCAGCACCGAGCCACAAGGTGCGCCCGTCGTCCTCGAGATCGCCCAACACTTCACGACGGTACAACGGTGTGTAATACCGCGTCGTGTCTGCGGCCGCTTCGAAGACTCGGTGCGTCTGACGCTCTATTTCGGTCTGCGCACGAGTCACCGCATTGCCAAGTTGTGTGTCGTCCGTCGTTGCGGTTGCGCCGATGTACGCACGCAAATCCGCTGCGGTTGCGTATGCCATTTAGACTACCTTCGTGGTGCGCTTCGGCTTCTCGGTTGGCTCTGATTCAACTGCGACGGCTGAGCCTTCGTCAATAAGAATCTTTGCATCAACGTCGCTGACTTCGATGATATCCCCGGCTTGGTACGTGGTGCAGGCCTTGGTTGCTGCGTCACGGAATACGATGCCGGATAACATTTGTACTTTCATGTGGGGTCTCCGTGTGGTAGGGAGGTGTCAAGGATTCCTTGACACCTCCCTGATTGACTAAGCGTGGACGCCGACTGCGAAGGCTTCGATTTGGGTCACGTGGCGA